AAAAACACAAATAAAAATAAAGTTTTTATAATTGAACCATACGCTGTTAGTAAAAAAACAAGTAGTGTTGTTAAATCCGCCGTTAGTTCAGGTGTTCCTAAAAAAAACGTATACGTAGGACCAAACCAATATCGAGGTTTAGGTATTGTTAGTGGTGCTAGTTCAACAAAAGATGGTCTATCACATTGGCAAGCGCTAAGTGATATTGGTAATCGTATATAAATTAAAGATTTATTATTTAACAGAAATTTATTAATACTATATTTATTTTATATGGCAGATGGAACAACATATGGAATAAATTTTCCTTTTAGACAAAGCGATAAAGGTTTTTATTTGTCTTTATCTGAAGAGACTTCAGAAGAAATAAGAAGTAATTTATTACATTTAATTTTAACAAGGAAGGGAACTAGATATTATTTACCTGATTTTGGAACAAGAATATATGAATTTATATTTGAACCTTTAGACGGAGAAACATTTGATAGTATTAGGACTGACATTGAAGAACAGGTTGCAAAGTACATACCAAACTTAACTATTAATAATATTTCTGTTGAGCCTTTTTTAGAAAGTGACGAAGCCCCTGGTGATTTAAATTACGAATTATTGGGTCAGGCTAGCGTTTTTAAAATACCTGGCCAAAATACTGGTGAATACACCGCTAAACTAAAAATTGACTACACAGACGAAGCAAAGGCATTTGGTAGTAGAGAATTTATTATAATAAATATCTAAAATGGCAAATAATAAAATAAATTATACTGAAAGAGATTTTGAAGGGTTAAGGCAGGATTTAATTAACTACACAAAACAGTATTACCCAGAACTAATACAAAACTTTAATGATGCTTCAGTATATTCTGTTTTAATGGATTTGAACGCTGCAGTTGCTGACAATTTACATTTTCATATTGATAGAAGTATTCAAGAAACGGTTTTACAATACGCACAACAAAGATCCTCAATTTATAATATTGCAAGAACATATGGTTTAAAAATACCCGGATATAGACCATCAGTTGCTATTGTTGATATATCAATAACGGTACCACCACTTGGAGACTCTGAAGACTTTAGATATTTGGGAATTTTAAGGGCGGGTTCACAATTTAATGGAGGAGGTACTTCTTTTGAAACAATATATGACATAGACTTTTCAACACAGTATAATCAAGAAGGGTTTATTAATAGAACTAAGATACCAACATTTGATGCTAATAATAAAGTAGTGAATTACATTATCACAAAAAGAGAGGTGGTTGTAAATGGGTTTACTAAAGTATTTAAAAAAGTTATAAATCCGGTAGATGCGGTTCCATTTTTTAATTTATTTTTACCTGAAAGAAATGTTTTAGGTGTTACAGGTGTTATTCAAAAAGACGGAACATCATATCCAGGTACGCCAACATTCCAAGATTTTTTAAATGCAACAAATAATAAATGGTATGAAGTTGACGCTTTGGCCGAAGATACAATATTTGTTGAAGATCCCACAAAACCAATAGATAGTAGTGGTATTAAGGTTGGTAAATATATTAAAACAGAACAAAGATTTATGTCTGAATATACTCCCGAAGGTTTTATGAAACTACAATTTGGAGGAGGAACAACAACACCAAATGAACAATTAAAAAGTTTTACAAATACAGGAATACCTTTAGATATTAACAAATACCAAAATAACATTGGTTTAGGTTTAACTGTTAGACCAAATACAACATTATTTATCCAATATAGGGTTGGTGGTGGTTTGGCTACAAATGTAGGTGTTGGAGTTATTAATCAAGTTGGTACTGTTGATTTTGCGGTCACCGGACCATCAGACTCAATAAATAGAAATGTTCAACAATCTTTGGGTTGTAACAATGTAACGGCAGCAATTGGGGGAGCAAATCCACCATCAACAGAAGAAGTTAGAAACATGGTTTCTTTTAACTTTTCTGCACAAAAAAGAGCGGTAACAATTAATGATTATAAGTCATTAATTGATACAATGCCTAGTAAATTTGGTGCTCCAGCAAAAGTTTCAATAACTGAAAAGAATAATAAAATTAATGTTCAAATTTTATCTTATGATGATACTGGTAAATTAACACAAGTGGTGTCAAATTACTTAAAAAGTAATTTAGCGACATACCTATCAAAGTATAGAATGATAAATGATTACATTGCAATTGATATAGCTAAAGTTATTGATTTAGAGTTAGAACTTTTTGTCGTTTTAGAATCAACACAGAATCAAGGACAAGTTATAACTGAGATTATTGATCAGATTTCAAATTATATGAACCCAAAAAACAGAGAACTTGGTCAAAATGTTAACGTTTCTGATGTTAGAAGGTTAGTACAAAACACTGCAGGTGTAATATCTTTAACAGAAATTAATGTATTTAATAAAGTTGGAGGACAATATTCCTCATCTCAAACATCACAAAGATATATTGACCCCGAAACAAGACAAATTCGTTTAATCGATGATACCGTATTTGCCGAACCAGATCAAATATATCAAATAAGGTACGATAACAAGGATATTAAAGTTAGAGTTAAAAATCTAAAGTCTGTAGACTTTTCATAGGAATCTTTATTTTGAATTTATCTACCGTATTTTTAAAAATACATACATAACTATTTATTTTTAAAAGAAAACATGTCCAAAAGTTACAGATTAAGAACACAAGTCGGTACAGACAAAAACATAAGAATTAACATAAACCAAGACTTTGATTTTTTAGAAATACTATCTTTAAAATTAAGACAGAACGATGTTTATACTAGATTTTGTGCAGATTATGGTGTTGTTGCTGGAAGGGTTATTGTTAATGGTGGGTATGGTGTCCCTAACGCAACCGTTTCAATATTCATTCCTTTAGATCAAGTAGACGAAAATGATCCTGTAATATCTAACTTATATCCTTATAAAACACCTGCAGAAAAAAATGAAGATGGTTACAGATATAATTTATTACCTTATAAAAAAAGTTACGGAGGGCACACACCAACAGGGACATTTCCAGACAAGGAAGATGTACTAACAAGAATAGAGGTATTAGAAGTTTACGAAAAATATTACAAATACACAACAACAACTAACGATAGTGGTGATTTTATGATTGTTGGGGTTCCTTTAGGTATACAAACTATCGTAATGGATTTAGACCTATCGGATATGGGTTGTTTTTCATTAAGACCAAAAGATTTAATAAGAACGGGTCTTGGTACTCCTGAACAATTTGACGGTGAAAATTTTAAATCATCTGAAGATTTAGCATCACTACCACAAATTGTAAACTTTGTTAGAGACATAGATGTAACTCCTTTTTGGGGTGAAAACGAATTATGTAATATTGGTATTACAAGAACTGATTTTGATTTAAGAGATTTAGGTATTGAAATTAAACCACAAGCTATTTTTATGGGGTCAATATTTTCTACATCAAAAGAAGATTTTTTAAGAACAAACTGTAAACCTAAAAAAGATATAGGTAGTTTATGTGGGTTAGAAACAGGTCCCGGTAAGATTTTATCTATAAGACAAACAATAGGGTACGATTCTAGTGGTAGACCCGTACTAGAACAGTTTAACTTACCAAACGGAGGTAAAGTTATTGATGAAGACGGTGCTTGGTTAGTCGAACTCCCAATGAATATTGATTATGTGACAACAAATGAATTTGGAGAACAAGTCATTTCTAACGACCCATCGGTTGGTATACCAACTAAGGGTAGATATAGATTTAGGGTTCAGTATCAAAACGAAGATGTTGAAAACAACACAATTCAAAGAGCTGATTATTTAGTTCCTAATATAAGAGAATACGGTTGGACAGATAGTGGTAAATATGATGATAGTAATTTTGATTATTCATTACAATTAAAATCATACGCATTTAGTTTGGATTGGAATGATTATGCCGATCCACAGGTTGCTATTAATTGCGAGGACTATTTTTATGAGTTTAATTTTAATAAAGTTTATACTGTTGCTAATTTTATTGATAGATTTAAATGGGGATATAATAGAAATAGACATTTAGGTATAAAAGAAATTGACAGTAAAGAATGTAATCAAATTAATAAACTGCCAGTAAATGACGGAGTTAGAAACTTTGATTTGATATTTTTTCTAATGATGTTTTTAATAACAATAGTTTCATTTTTAGTACCAAATATTTTAATCATATTACATGTTTTAGCACTACTATATCCGATTTTTAGGGTAATTATAAATTTATTCATATGGTTAATTAATACTTTTGTATATTCAATATGTATTGTTGTTGCGATATTATCGCCTAGATTAAGGAGAAGTCAATGTAAAAAACAAAATATCACACCAATATCAAAAACAAACCCCTTTAAAAGAATATCTTTACCTATGATGTCTTATCCTGATTGTGAATCTTGCCCTTGTACAGAGCAAGAATTAGACACTTCATCAAAAACAGAAAGTGATGTGTATAATATAACATTAGGTAATTATAGTGTTTTGGCTAATTTAACATCATCAAACTCTTTTACTATAGCAAATAATACGCTTGACTCTTCTAATGAAACGTTAAATGAGGAATATAGAGAATTTCTCTCAGGGTTTCAGGGTTTAGAAGGAAATGCGGCATCAAATAAAATCATTAAAGTCCCATTTGCTTCACAAGAAGTAACTCCCGGATGGGGTAAAGCACCATGGGACGTTTCTTTAGCTCAATCAATGAACATGGTTAATTTTAGGGCAAGATATTTTGAAGGTCAAAATATCATAGAAACAACCGTAAATAATACAATACCAAATACTACAACATTAGACCCATCAACACCATTCACCGATAGTGTATTAATTTTGTTGTGTGATTCACAAACATTAAGCAACATTAATGCAGGTCAAATATTAACTTTTAATAGTGTTGATAATATTAACGACCCAAATATTACAGGGTTTACATCTGGAAATCAATTTGGTACTACAACAATAACGGGATCAACACCATATAACACAAACGCATTAGTAAATAAACCATTAACGTATATCGATCAATCGGGTAATATACAAACAATAAATTTAAAATTAAATATAACATCTGATGGTAAGGAATATAAATTTAAGTCAGGATTAGAATACTTCCAATTAATAACAGGAGGAACTGTTAGTCAATTTTCAGCAATAACTAATCCTTCAGTTTTTGGTGGTGCACTTAATAAGTATTTGTTTGGAAAAACACAATATTTAGAAAATTGGCCTTCGTTTCCAACATCAACACAAAATGACAGTTATGTGTATTCTATTAGAAATTTTGATGGATTTAATGATTTAGAAGTTTTGATTTTATCAAGAGGTGTTGACCCATATACTGATAAACAAAATATAAAATACGATTTATCTAAATTGTTTGGATACTCTTCATTTGGTTCGGGACCTATTGTTGAAGGTAGTTATTATTTGAATGTACCAATACAACCAAACACAGTACCAAACGGATCACCAACACCACCTTCTTGGTATAATTCTAACCAATCACCAGAATCACATTTGGTGACTAACAACACTAATGTATCCCTATACCACCAACCTTTTGGGTTTAATGTTGATACAACACAATTTTCGAGTTTTACAAATAATAACCCATATTATTATAACTCAACAGACAAATCAACCACAAGTAGTGTTGCGTATTATGGTGATTTATATACATTAGGGTTTTACTTGAACGGTACTGGTGTTTATTCACCTGCATTTAAGACAACAGATCAAACACCACTAAATAAAATGGGGTTCCAATTTGGACACACACCATCAACACTAAATCAATACGTTTGGTTAACAGATGGAATACAATATCCATTTCAGCCTGATGCCTGTGCGGCAACAATAGATCCTTTAGCGTTTACGAATCCACTCTACGCTAATAGACCATCTGCTTTTCCTACCGTTACCAAACTTTATACGAATTCTAACCTTACCACTCCATACGATAGTTCCGGTTATTTTATTGCTAAATTAAGTGGGACTAACACGTATTATGTGTTAATAACTGACTCTCTTGGTACGATACAATTAAATCCGGTTTTGTGTACAACTTCAGGACCGACATACGATCTTTTTCCAAACACCGATCAAGGAAACATTGAAGGGGGTACATTGATTGCGGTACCTGGATTAACTTTTCAAGGATCACCAACTGCTGATTTTGAAAATGCTAGAGTCTATTCATTTGCATACCACACAAACGGATCAAATCCAAATATTACGGTAACTAATAATAATAGACTAGTATTTAGATCGGACAGATTACCAACATCTGATGTTACGGAGGTTTCAGGTAATACTTCATTTTCATTACATTTAAATAATCGTTTTGAAATTTATACAGTAGATGATCAGGGTAGCTCTGTTGCAATACCTTCTAATGATTTTGAGGCAACAGATAATACGTTTAATGCTCAAGACTTAAGCGGAGATACCAGTAATGCGTATACTGATGCGATACTAAATACCCTAACATGTGAAGGGATGGTTCCTATTACATGTTATTCTGGTAGCGGTAATAATTTTGGTGTTGAAACACCGTGTACAGACCCAATTGATAATTTATTAGGTCAAAATACCGACAGTAGGGTTGATGGTGGTTGTTATTTCTTTGTTGATAAACCATTAATCGTATCTATACCTAACGATATTAGATATTTTAGAGAATGGAGGTCAAGGTTTAGGGTAACATATGCCGCGTGTCGTGGGATATTTTCGCAAGTTTTTCAAAACAATTGGTTAAATGGTTCTTTATATATGTTTTCATTTAAAAAACAAACAACATTTAATGTTGCGGGAGAACCAAAAAAATATAAGTATTGTGGTATGCCAAACTCGTTTTTTAGGTCAGGTCAAGGTACTTTATTTTATACTTCAGGAACAACTAACTCCTTTTTTTATAGGTCTTCACCATATAACGGAAACCAACAAACATTTGTAGGACAGAGACCTGAGTACCAACCTCTTGGGTTTGGAGGATATGTTCAAGTACCATTTGGAGCTAACAATGACAGAAATTTATTTTTCCCAACAACAATAATGGATTTAGGTCCAAGAGATTTATACACAAAAGAAATTTGCTCTAACCCCAATTTTGAAGGGTATTTAATGAAAAACTTAGAAAGTAGTTCTTATAACGACCAAGGAGACGTACTTAACTTAGCTATAATTTCAAGATTTGTTAATAAAAACTATTGGTTAGATACTTTAGGGTTGGGTGATAAATCGGTTAATAGATTTTTCTCAAGAAGCGGCGATAGATTGGATGGTGATATTGCACAAATGTTTAGTATTAATTCTGAGTTTGGTGTTGTTCCTTTTGGTGATGAGGAATATGATGATAATGATTTATATGTGCAAGGAGGTACTTTTAATAGTGTATTTGGTATTTTCTTTTCTTCAGATACTGCTAGTAGAAATGTACTCTCACCTGGTGTACTAACATTTTCATTAACACCACCACTACTAAATTATTTTGGTTATACTAAAACACAAGAAGTACCAATGTACCTTTGGACATCAAACCCAACTGCAGGACAACAAACAATTTTTGGTACCGACAATAATGAATGGTATACAAATGTAATTGTTGCAAACAATGCTTTTTATTCTAACAAATACCAATCAATGAGTTTCCAATACGCACCAGCATCTAGGTACTTTAATACGACACCAACAGGACAAAAAGGATATATATTTAATTCAGACGTAAATGGTAATAACGATCCAAATTGGACGGGTACTATACAAACAGGTGATAGTTTTGTTGTGGGTGCACCATTTCATTTCTATTTTGGTTTAAATAAAGGTAAGACGGCTCTTAATAAATTCATAACAAACTATATCGGATAATAATATGTCAAAAGAAGATGAAACAAGAATAGTTTTAGGATCAAAAAGATTTGCAACAAGTACCGATAAGCCTGTATGGATACAAGTGCCACTTGCTGGAGAAAGAAGAGATATGGTTGAAGGTGAAAGAAATATATTAGTAAACCAAGTTGAACAATTTAATCAAGAAAGAAATAAGTGTAGTGTATTTAGATTGTCTGGTAAAATTGTAAATTTGTTTCAAAGTACTCTTAGCGGATCAACACAATACGAACCATATAAAAATAATTTATATTACACAAATCAAATTAATAACGCAATTTCACAATCACAAAACCCAAACACTCCTTGGGATGGTTATCCACAATTTTATGAATTTACTTTTTATAGGGAGCAAGGTATCAATGGGCACATTCCTTTTGTTGCTAAAAGTGCGGCAACGTATAATTGGATGTCGTATATAACATATCCATTTAGTAGTGACACAACACAAAGAATGTCATGGACAAGTGAAAAATTTGGGGTCACAAATGCCAATTTTTTAGTTTCTGACGGTATACCCTTTGTAATAGATACAGGACAATTAGACGGGGTTCAAGTTTTATATTTTTATTGTGCAACAAAACACAACCTAAGAATAGGTGACTTTTTTGAAATTAATTTACCAACACAACCATTAGGTATTGACGGTAAAAAAGTTTTTCAAGTATATTCGGTTGGTGATGGGACATATAATTCAGAAAAATATGTATTTACAACATATAATCAAAAATTTAATCCATCACAAACACAAACAGGAACTTACGGTAACTTTAAAAGGATTATCACAACAACAAATAGTGCCGAAACAAAATCAAGATATTATATAAGATTACACAAAACATTAACCGAAATAAAAGATTTAGATGTTTTTAAAACAGGGTTTGATAGAAATGCGTTTAATGTTAAATCTAAGTTAGAGTACTCTGCATTGACACCAAATAACATTCAAAGAGTTTCATTTAAAGATGATAATCAAAATTATTCTTTTTCTTTTTCTAAAGATGTTAATATTGAAGGTCTTTTAGATAATAATGGAAAACCGTTAACAAAATTATTTTATACAATAGTACAAAGAGGGTATATGGGGTATTTTAATCCACCTGCCCTTACATTTAATGGATCACCAACAGGAATTGATATTGGTTGGGACTTTAACTTTTTAGAAAATTCTGTCGATAACTGGTGGAACCATTCATCAACGGTTAATAAAGATGAGATACCACTTGATAGTTATACTGTTAATTCATTAAATTTTTATTTTAATAAAATATTACCATTAGGTTCCGTGATTAAAGGTGATTTTTGTGAATATAATGATTTTGAACAAAATGAATATGTTCTATCTAATATAAATCATAAGTACTCGTTTAACCCAACCCTATTATGGGACAGTTCACCTGTAAATTTACCAAGTGGTTATGTTTATAAACCACATAACGAAATCACTATTAGAGTTTTTAGTGATGATATTGAAACAGGTAAAAAAGGTGAGATAGACAACTTACCAAGTTATGCTTGGTTTTCAGAAACAGAACAAACATTTTTTTGGAGAGATATATATACTTATGGTTTTATTGATGGAGATGGTAGAGGTGTTAATTATCCTTTTCTAAACGGAGCCCATTACCCATTTACAAATATACTATTTAATCAATACCCAATAACTAGAAGGATGTTTGTACAAACAAATCAACTTAATACAATAGAAAGAGATGAGTGTGAGTAATTATAGATTTTCTTTTAATGCTGAAGATAAAAGTATTAATATACCCATTCAAATTAACTTTGATATGTCGGGTAGAGACGAGGCTATTGATGAATTATCAAATAAAATAAAAGAAGAAATAATAAACCCTATAAGTGATTTTGAAACAACCAGATTTAGTCATGCCACTTGGGAAAACGATACAACAAAAACACAAATACATTATAAATTTAATTTTTTTAACCAACAAGGGCAAACAGATTTTTTAGTTAATCCCCCAAACATAAATCAATGGTTAGATGATTATCAAAACGAAGGGTTTTTAGATGAAGAAATTTATTATTTTGCAAACTCATTTAAAAAAAGTTTTTATAAGTTGGACTTCTATGATAGAAATACCACTGAAAATCAAAAAATACTTTTTTCAGTCGTATTACCAACACAACAAGGAGAAAAAGAACCAGGAATACTTTTTGGTAACCCTAACTTAACCGTATTGGTTAAAAAACCATACATGATTTTAGATTCGATAGGTGCCGATAAAGAAGGTTTTTATTTTTATTGGTTAAAAAACCAATCATTTTTATCACAAACAGAAATGTATATGAGTTGTAAATTTTTTAATGCTAAAAAAGGACAATTTGTTAGAATGATGAATACACCACAAAGTAGTTTTTTAGGTCCTAATGTATATGATTTTAATAAGAGTCAATATTTTTATTATAAAGTTTTTTTTGATTATGAAAATTACGAATATAGTGTTTATAAAGAGATCCCTTCAAATCAGTCAAATTTTATTTATGTTAGAGTAGGGGAAGGGACAACAAACCCCATAAACTGGTATGAGTATGTAAATCCAATATGAACGAAAATAAAATTTATATTAGAGTATCTCCTGAAGTTTTAAAGGGAGATATATTTTTAAAATCATACACAGGACAGACCGACGTTGATACTTTTGGTCTTTATAGTGGTATGTCACAGATTTTGAGTGGTGGTACAAATGGGAGTTCATTATTGACCGGATTAACAATACCTATTTTTTTAACTCAATCATATAATGATATTGGAATATACTCCGAATTTGATGGTTTAATCCAACAACAAAACGTCATAACTAACTTTTTATATTCAGGATACAACCCATTTAATTTGTATCAAGTAAGATTATTAAATACGTCAGAAAAAATAAGAAAAAAGTTTTTAAATCAGACAACATACAAAGTTGATTGGGGAGACGGGTCTCCTTTTGAAAACATACCAAACGATAACTTAGATCACACATATAATGTTAGTGGTAATTATACAATAACACTTTCAGGATCAAATCGGTTCGGTTCAACCATTGTTCAAAAACCAATTTCTATACCACTATCAGGAGCTACGGTTGATAATCCCAATGGGTTAGTGACTTATTTACCTATGGGTGGTAGTTGGCCAACACAAACCGTAAATTTAGAGACCATCTTTCAAGGAGATAGTGATAACTCAATTTCCGCCCAAACATCAGATAATTTTACAACAGTTCCTTTCACAATATCTGGATTTACAAAATCAAAATTAAGTGAATTAAGAAGATACGGATCTCAAAAATATACAGTAGGGTATCAGTTTTTTAAAAATAATAATTTATTTGGTCAAATAGACTCTATAACAAATGATTATACTGCTTACACCATAGATAATATAACTTATTTTGATTTTCCAAACGGAAAGACGTTTTTTGTTATAAATTCTTCAGGTATTACAGATACTATGATAGTATCATCGGCAATAACTAAAAATGAATTATTATTAGATTTTGT